TATACCCAAAACCAGATTGGATAATGTGTTGGTTTTATGGTGCGGGTACTGGGAGAACCCCATTTGGATTTACTACATGGCAACCGATCTTAGTATATGGGAAAGACCCAAAACTTGTTGCCGGTGAGGGGTGCCATCCAGATGGATTCCAGTATATGATGACGCGCGACGATGCCTCTGAAAACAGAGAATTAAACCACGCTTGCCCAAAACCGTTGTCTGTATGGAGGCGATTTATCGAAAGGATGAGCAATAAAAACACAGAATTGTTATACGAACCATTTTGTGGCTCAGGCACCACGCTCATCGCCGCTGAACAACTCGGCCGCACCTGCTACGGCATGGAGATCAGCCCGCAATACTGCGAAGTGATTTGTCAGAGGTGGGAGAAACTCACTGGTGAGAGACGTACCGTTGTTGATGGAGTTGGCACGAAATGACACCGCGAATCCCAACTAACCGAATGGCAGAAGCGTTGCGGAAATCGCATGGAAATTTAAAACTTGCTGCTCAAATGGTTGGGTGCAGTCGCGAGGCAATTCGCATCCGTTCGGAAAAAGTAAAGGAATTACAAGATATAATCAATGAAGAACGAGAGGCGATTATAGACGTTGCCGAATCCGCGCTTTATACCAAAACCCTCGAAGGCGACATGAGGGCGATAGAGTTTACACTGCGCACTATTGGAAAACATCGCGGATATGTCGAGAAAACCCAAAATGAGATTACCGGCAAAGATGGCGCCGCGCTTACATTGACCGTGGTTGATCCGAGGAAAAATGACTGATTTTAAAGAGATTAATTTCTCTTTTCTCGATGTAATGGAGAAGAACCGAGATGCCCGCACATTTGTTTTTTACGGTGGCGCCGGGTCCGGGAACTCGGGTTTCGTGATGCAGTGGCTTTCAAAGGAAGCGATCGAAAAACCCATAAATATCCTTATTCTGCGAAAGTGGGGCGAGGTTGTCAGGGAATCCGTGATCGTGCCGTATAGCGCAATGATCCGCGCGTGGGGATACCCGTGGGACGAAAAATTTCACAAAACTGAACGGCGCCTAATCCTGGGCGATTCCCGCGTGGTGTTTGGCGGGCTTGATAATGTCGAGAAATACAAAGGAACGAATTGGGATTATATTTGGATTGAAGAGGCAACCGACATAACCGCCGACGATTTCAATCAGTTAAATCTTAGGTTGGGCCGTGATTCCGAAAACGCTAAAGTCATTCTGACGTTTAACCCCGTGGACGCGAATCACTGGATCGTGCAGCGGTTCGTAAAAACAGCGCAACCGAAAACAATCGTTCACCATTCGACGTATTTGGACAATTATAAATTCCTCTCGTCGGCGTTCGTTTCGGAATTAGAAAACCTGATTAACGTCGATGAAAACTTCTATCGCGTGTACGCGCTCGGTGAGCCCGGCGTTTTGCAGAACCTCATTTACAGCAATTGGACGGTTGCGCCGTTGCCGGAAAACCAATATGAATGGCAATGCGCAGGGCTTGACTTCGGATTTAACAACCCCACCGCGCTCGTTTACGTCTGCCAGAAGGCCGACTTTTTCTATATCGAAGAGCGTCTTTATGAGAGTCATTTAACCAACGCCGATCTTGTCGATTGGCTCACGCAGAACCACGAACCACGTATCCCGATATACGCCGATTCCGCCGAACCGCAGCGCATCGAGGAAATCCGGCGTGCCGGTTTTACCGTGTTCGCCGCCGACAAATCCGTGAAGGACGGCATCGACTTTGTGCAGGCGCAACGGTTGATTATATCGCCCAGATCCCAAAACCTTATCAAGGAGATTCGTGGATATAAGTGGAAGGAGAAGGGCGGCGTGGTTTTCGACGAGCCTGTCAAGGTTCACGATCACGCGGCCGACGCCCTCAGATACGCCATGAAATCCCATTATGGGCAGGGGCAGAGCGTTGTTATCCCGCGCGAGTGGGTCGGGTTCGGGGGAACGGCGGCAAATACAGATTTTGAAGAGGATTGGGTATGAAACCAGAAGGAGAAACGCGCCTCACCATAGGCGATAGCGGATACACGCCGGCGGCGATCACGCCGGAACGCGTGGCGGGATATCTACAGAATATTCATCTTGCAGACGAGATTAACAATTTCGCGATTCAGATATTCCCGGGCGCGCCTGAAATATGGGTTGAGGACGGCAACGAAAACCGCGATATCGATCTGACAGAATGGATGCGGGCGACCGCGAAGCGGGTTAAACTCTACCCTGCGATGCAGATCGCCCTGCGTGAAACGCTCGGGTATGGTTGCTCAGTGAAATCGCCTGGATACGCACGCATTAACGGCAAATTCGATATGACGGAATTACGCAACCTGCCTGCGGAGACGTTCGCCGTTTACCCTGGGCACGGGACCACGACAAACTCACTGATGCCCGGCATTGTGATAAACGGTGATGAAACCGAAGTATGGCAGACGGAAGGACTTGATTTCGTCAAGTCCACGCAGATCCGCAATTTTACAATCATCACAGAGCCAACCACACCTAAACCGGCAGGGCGGGCATACTGTCTTCCGTGTTACGCGGTTCTGGCGGCAATCAATCACGCCAATAAAGCCGCCGATCAGCAGGTTGCCAGAGTCGGAGCGCCGTTAATTTTCCCGCAGATTTCCGGCGCAATCACGCCAGACTTAAAATCGTGGGGCGATGCGTTCCTTAAGAAGTGGGGAAGGAATACCGGATTCGTAATCCCGCCCGGCGTATCGTTTCCCGACGTAAAACTGAGAGAATCCGATAGCGCCGAGAAACGCCTTTCGATGCTCATTGAGTGGATTAAGTCGTATTTCAATCCGACGACCGTGATGAAGCAGGCCGGGACCACGATCGGCGGGACCGACTCGGGCGCCGCGGAGATATGGGCGAATTTTATCGCCGGAACTCAGGCGTGGTTGGAATCGGCATTCGAGGAACTATTTAAGCCTCTTCTCGACGCCAACGGATATACTGATCGATATGTGCGGATCAGGTTCAAACGCCCGGCGGCGAAACGCCTCGAAGAGGTACGCGAGCAATTAAAGATTGGCATTGCCGCCGGGAAACTCACCACAACCGAAATACGGCGCAATCTGACAGAGTTAGATCTCGACGACACGACGCCGGAACTGATCGCCGAACTTGACGCCGTGCCTGAGGTGCCGGGACTCACGGCGCCAACGCAGCGCGTCGCAGGCGCACAGGACGAGGATCTTCTTGCGGCGAAAAACGCCCAGGAAGAGACAAGTGCCGAAGAGCGCGCCGCCCGTGACCTTGAACGGAAACTGAAAATGATCGACGACCGCGCAGCGGCCGCGCTCAAAAAGATTATCGGGGCGTCATCGTGACGCCCGACAAATACACGTTCGTCGCCGTGCCAACAATGGACGGCACGTATGAAATGTGCCCGGTATATCTTGGCGACGACGCAAACGATGGCGACGCCTTAGAACGGCAATTTAAAGCCGAGTGCGGGCTGATTTTTCTGACCGTCGCCGGAGTTGTGATTTTCTGTGGAGTTTTGGCGATAACATGGCTGTTGATGAGTCTGATATTATAAAAGTCGTGGAAGATCGCAAGCGCGATATCCAGACGACATTGATCACGCAGGCCGAAACCATTGTGCCGATCACCGTCAGAGCGACGGCAAAATACCTCTCGGAACTCAAACGAACGGCATTTACAAAGGCCGTTTCCGACGGAATAACGCGCGAAATAGTCAACGAATATGCCAAACACGTTAAGGACGGTGGCACAATGTGCGTCGAGCGCATCCTTACGCCAGTTGGCGGCGGAAAGGTGCGGGCGACGACGAAACACGTTTTCGTCCCGTGGCTCGACGACATGGCGAAAGAGCAGCAAAAAGAATTGATTAACCTCTTTGGAGAAGCGGAACGCCTTGGAATCCATCCCCGCGAACAGGCAAAACTCATCGAATCCTATTTCGAGGGCACGCGGCACCGCGCGGTTACCGCCGCGCGGACCGAGGCGCAGAAACTAAGAACCGACGCACGCATGGCGTCATATCGTAAAAGCGGTGTCAAATACGTGCAGTATATTACGGCGGGAGACGAGGCCGTCAGGCCAGAACACGCCGCACGCGACGGCAAAATATATCCAATCAACAAAGCGCCGTGGCTCGGGGAGTATAACTGCCGGTGCATTCTGACAGAAGCGGATTTCGCGGTTGAGGAGTTAGGCATGGAAACAACGAAAAGTGAAGCAGAAATTATCCCCGCGGAGGATATAAATGGCACGGCCTGAAATCCTGACAGAACACGAA